CACGCAAAGCGTATCTTTTAGGCGACAGTGAGCGCAAACCATCGCCGAGCGTGATGAAGTCCGCAGCAACTGCAGGCGATTTCGAGGAGGTCGTTGATGCGCATCCGATCCTCGAGTTGCTGCGCAAGGCGAATCAGTACGAGGACGGCTTCTCGCAGTCAGTCATGCGAATGCTGTACATGGAGTTGTGCGGGAATGCATATCTGCATGTGATCATGGACAAGGCACTCGGCGTGCCATCGGAGATTTACACAGTGCCTGCGCAGAATGTCACGATCCTGCCCGGCAAGACTGAACTGGTCGAGGCGTATCTGTACGGAGTCAATCGCAACGAGATGCAGCGGTTTGAACTCGATGAGATCATTCACTTCAAGCGACCCAATCCACGCAACCTCTACTACGGGCTCGGCAAGGTCGAGGCTGCGTACGGAGCGATCCAACAATCGCAAGCAGCGCACATTCAGGATCTGTCGTTCCTTGAGAACATGAGTCGTCCCGACTATGCAGCCATTGTCAAGGGTGGCGCAAGTGAGGCATCGATGCGGCGGTTCGAGGAGTCGATGCGGTCGCTGCACCAGGGGACACGCAAGAGCGGACGCATGGTGACGATCAGCGGCGACATCCAACTGATGCCGCTGAATTTTCCAAGCAAGGATCTGACTGGTCGTGATGACATTGTCGAGGAGCTGGCAGCCGCCTTCGGAACACCAATTTCCATGCTGAAGGCAAATGATCCGAACCTTGCATCGGCGCAGGCGGGATATGCGATGTGGCGTGAGACGACGATCGCACCGATGTGTCGCATGGACGAGGAGACGCTGAATAGTCGACTCCTGCCGATGTTCGGCATTCATGAGGATGCATATCTTGCGTACGACAATCCAGTCCCCGAGAACCGAGTCGCAGACTCTGCCGAGCGATCGGTCGCAGTTGCCGGTGGTTGGCGCACGCCAAACGAAGCACGACTCGAGGAAGGCTACGAGGCACTCGAGACACCACACGCCGACATGCTTCATGTGAACGGCTTGCCACTCGGTGGAGTCGCTCCAGTCTCACCGTTTGGCGCACCTGCTCCGATGCCTGCGTACGCAGCCCCTGCTCCTGCACCAGTCGAAGAGCCTGCGCAGTTGCCACCGACCGCAGAGGTGGAACAGCCTGCAGCCAAGGCGTTGAGCGATGTCGACACGACACCGACTGACGAGATGGCGACACTCGCAAATCGTGGGCTGAAGTACCGTGAGGAGTTTGGCCGTGGTGGAACTGCCGTCGGCGTTGCGCGCGCGCGCGACATCGGCAACATGGTCTCGCTTTCGCCTGACACGGTCGGACGCATGAACAGTTTCTTTGCTCGCCACCGTGTCGACCTCGACGCAGTCGGCGCACGGTCAGGCGACGAGGGCTATCCGTCAGCCGGTGCAATTGCGTGGATGCTTTGGGGCGGCGATCCGAACAGTCCCGAAGGTGCAGGCGTTGCATGGGCAGCACGCAAAGCAGAGGAACTCGCATCCGCAAGCGATGTCAAATCCAAGGCGGTCGACTGTGTCGGCGACAAGATCTCGACGCTGATCGGCGAGGGATATGCGCAAGATCAAGCCGTGGCGATTGCGATCTCGATGTGCGGTGGCAAGTCGTTTGATGATGCGATGATCGAGTACGAAAGTGGACGACAGGAAAAGATGGCAAGCGCACGAGTCAAGATTGCTGCGCTTGAAGCGAAGGCGTGGGACGCTGTGCAGCAGCAACCAAAGATCGATGCGTTGCAAGCCGAGCTCGATGCGATAAAGGACCGCACGAAGTCACTCGATGAGATCGTGACGATGCTGACCGAAGCACTCGGAGATGAGGCGTGAGCGACAAGGAAAAGATCAAGGCGGCCGTGAGTAAGTTGCGGCGCAAAGATCCTCGAGTGATCGCCATCCGCAACATGATTGCGCTGGCGAAGGCGAAAGGAACACCAGGCGACACAGGCAAGGACGGCATCGACGGCATGCGTGGTGCGGATGGCATCAACGGCATGAACGGCATCGATGGTCTGCGTGGTGCGGACGGTCTCCACGGCGCAAAGGGACTCGACGGGTCGAAGGGCGAGATGGGCGCAGTCGGTTTGCAGGGCGACAAAGGTGAAGCGGGAATGGTGTGGCGTGGCACATATCGCAATGACATCGAGTACGACATCGGTGATGTTGTCGGCGTGAGTGGCTCGGCGTATGTGTGCGTCGCTGCAACCAACCAAGCACCACCAGTCGGCTTCGGTTGGGAGTTGCTCGTGAGTCGTGGTGCGCAGGGCGTGCGTGGCATCAAGGGCGAGGATGGAGTTGGCGGCGGCGGCGCAGCAGACGCAGGCAAATTGACGGGCGCAACGCTTGCAGCGAATGTTGTCGATTCGAGTTTGACATCGGTTGGAACGCTTTCCGCATTGACTGTCACGGCAACGATTGTCGGCAGCATCTCGGGCAACGCAGCGACCGCGACAACCGCAGGAACTGTCACAACGGCAGCGCAGCCTGCGATCACGAGTGTCGGCACGCTGACAGGTTTGACCGTCACAAACACGATTGTCGGCAGCATTAACGGAAACGCAGCGACTGCAACAAGCGCAACAAGCGCAACAACTGCAGGCACGGTCACGACTGCAGCACAACCGACGATCACATCGGTCGGCACGCTGACCGCCGTGAACACAAGCGGCGTGATCACAGGCACGAACACAACCGCATCGACCACATCAGCAACAGGTGCGCTCATCATCGCAGGCGGCGCAGGCATTGCGAAGGACTCGTTCATCAACGGGCATCGCATCGGCGTAGGACTGTTGGCGAGTCAAACAAATCTCGCAGTTGGAACAAATGCACTCAACTCAACGATCGCACTTGGCATTGACAATGTTGCCGTGGGATATTTAGCGGGTCAGAATGTTACAAGCGGTGCAAACAATGTGATGCTCGGCAGCAATGCGGGATTTTCAAACACGAGCGGCGCATCAAATATGTGCATTGGCAATGGCGCACACTACTCGAACCAAACTGGTTCTTTTAATGTTGCAATCGGTGGCGGCGCAGGACACGAGCAAAACAACAACTCGGTTTACAATGTATTTCTTGGCAGCAATGCAGGATACTTTATTACTTCGGGAAATGAAACGACTTGTGTTGGTGGTGATGCAGGACGAAGACAGGCTGACGGTTCGACAAATATGACCGCATCGAGCAACAGTGTGTACATCGGATACAACGCAAAAGGCTTCAACAACTCCGACAGCAACACTATTGTCATCGGTTCAAACGCAATTGGTCTCGGCGCAAACAAGACGGCGATCGGCACATCGTCCACGACAGAGACCAAGTTGTTCGGACAACTAACTCTCGATGCGACCGCATTGATTTCTTCAACATCTGCAACGGCACTTGCAATCAAATCCGCAGTCCCCGCAGGAACAGGTGTCACGCCGACCGTGCAGATCATCTGCCCATCGGCTGCATTCACACTGCAAAATCAAATTGCAACGCAAGCAGTTTTTAACACGGGCATGAGGACGATCACGCTGCAAGCAGCAACGACATATATGTTTGAGGGTCAATATCTTTTGACAACGGGAACAACATCACACATCACATCAATGAGTTTTGTGCTGACAACTGCGACGATGACGAATTGCAGTTGGACTTCAACTACAGGAATGCCAACTGCGTTGAATGCGGCTACTTCTGGAGCATTCACCGCAATTTTTAATTCAGTTGCAGGTGGAAATGTCAACACAGCATCTACCAGTGCAAACAAGGTGATCATATTCAAAGGGATCATGCGAGTCAATGCCGCAGGCACACTTGTTCCAAACATCGCATTCTCTGCAGCACCAGGTGTCACCTGCTCGACGCTCGTTGGCTCGTACATCAAGTTTTATCCAATCGGAGCGAACACGATCGACAGCGTTGGGACGGCAATCGGATGAGCCACGCTAAGTCATGCCCATGTCTCACCTGCAAGTCTGCGAAGCCACCGCTGTGGTGGATCGACTTCACGGCAGAGAAGCAGGTCATCGTCAAGGACGGCATCAGCGAGACATTCGAGGCGACCGAGGCTCGA